TCTTCATGAGGTATTACTTCATCAACTATAATACAGCGTTTATCTTTTTCATGATATATAAAAACAAACCTTGATCCTTTGACAACATGTGCTGCTGTCAAAACCCAATTTTTATCTATAGCAACACAAGATGCAGAAAATAATTGTTTGTTGTGTTCATATGAGCCTAGTATTTCTAATACGCAATCAAATTGCTCTCCATATTCAACATATTTTTCGTCTGGAGTGTGTGGGTCAATTGTTCCAGAATATAAATTATCACCTAAAGATATTAAACCAATTATTATTAGGTTCTTGATAAGATTTTTCATTGTATGGCCTATTCTTGATTTTGGATGAAAAGTTATTACAATCTTCTACGACATTTTCATTCCAACTTTTGTAGTCCATCAAGTGGCCGAATAATAAATGACAATTAGAACATAATGTTATTAGATTATTTGGATTCAGTTCGTCTTCTGGATTTATATGATAAGGTATTATGTGATGAACTTCTAAGTCTTTTTTCCTACCGCAAGCCCTGCAATTGGGTTCATTTATTAAATGCTCCTTTCTTACATTAGACCACTTTGGTGATCTAGAATAATCAATTAGTTTATTTTTAATCCAATTCAGCATATATTATATACACTAAATAAAAAAGGGGCAGCTTTCGCCACCCCTTAGTTATAATTAGTCACTAATTACTCATTCACTCTTCACGAACGAATGAAACGCCAAATTCACCCGGAGCAGCGGGAGCAACTGTATCTAGTGCCACGAATTCAACAACTGCTGGAGAACTGACATTACCAGCATCGTCAACGTCAACGAGGCTTAGAACAACGTTATCGTTGTCGGCAAAAGAAAGTTCACCAAAAGTAGTTGTTTCGGGGGCAAATGGCTTTGTTTCACGAACTTCGCCATTTACTGTTACACTAAGTCTACGCTCTGCTACGTCCTTGTCTACTACCGCACCGGCTGTTACATTATATACTAACATGTTATTTACCTCTCTGTTTAAAAAGTTACATTTAAATGCGAACGGTTGAATATTCTGCATTGTTAATTTTTGCAGAAGATTCAGATATCTACGGAAAAGTTTGTTGTTTAACCAAAATAAAATCATTTTGTCTACCAATTCTGATTACTTGGAACCATTATATTATACACTCTGGCGAGTCAATCTGCAATCTGTAGCTCCAAATCTGACATTCTATTAGACATGCTTTTTATGATTTCATTAGAAATTTTTTCACTTTCTGCAATATAATACATATTATCATAATTAGCAATATGTAGCATCAATGATAAGAAAGGAGTTGTAGATAAAAATGTTATTATATATTTCATATATTTTCTCCGGTGGGATTGAGATGGAAGGCTACCAATCTATACACCTACCCGGAGGATTGTCGTTATTTAATATCGTGCGTCTTTCTTCCCTTAATCCCTCTATTTCTTTGCGTTGAATTTTTATTTCTGATTTCAAGGAACTTACTAGTGACTCCAGATTATCTATTTTCTTATGTAAATTATTTATATAATCATCAATATCGAGTTGTCTAAGACCCAACATGGTGGCATCGTCTGAATTAGGACTGTGATTCCATTCTGGTTCCATATTTTTACTCTATTTTGCTATAGTGATCTATTGCCGCTCTGCTATTTTGCTTGTGTGTTACTCTTTCTAGATTATCTAGATGATTATTAGACTTATTATGATCAATATGATTTACAATAAATAACTCTCTCAGGAATGTTCGTATTGATTCTGGAGTATTATTATAGTCCACTTCATTTATTTCTGTAGGTAGATTTTGATCAAATGGTTTCCAGCTATCTATTACAAGTTTATGAATTCTGCAACTTATTGCTTGCCTGTTGCTTCCAACGCTTTTTGATCTATATTCATAATCAAAAGTACCGGAATCAAATGTAATATCTATACTAACATATCCTTTATTGGTACGAGATTTCAAAAGTCTCTTATATGATTTGCTAAAGAGTACATTGAAACCATTTTTTCCATCACTTCTTTCTTGTCTAATGTGAGAGTATACATTGCCACTCTTTGAGATACTATATTCTTTTATAGGTATTCCATTTAATATTACTGTAGTCAACTCTTCTTCATTGTCATCTTGATCTTCCAAAAAATCAAACTCTAATTGATTCATTAGCATACAATGCTCTCCCAAATGCTATCTTAACACCAAGTTTCTTATTATAATTGTCTTCTGTACTACAAATAGCAATTCCATGAAGTCTTTCGCCAGTGGGGGTTTGAATAATCACTTCAGTAGAACCACCCTTAGTATCTGGACCTATGATTCCGTCAGTATAACCATAGACTCTTCTTCCATTCTGCCAAGCGTGATATCCATTATAAAGACGATTGTGGAAAATCTTTACTTTGTATCCGCTATTACGCAACTCTTCGATAGTCATCGTTTAACCTTCCTTTTCAAGTTTATTAATAACATTATTACAAAAATTTATTACTTCATCATCTGAAAAAGTATTCCTTGCATAATTATATATTAAAGCAACAAATCTAATATTTCCTTCTATATATCCTTTAGTATTGTCAATTCTATCTATAGATGCAGAGTATGGATTTTTAAGGCTATCTTTTGAATGTGTCCTTAAAACTAATGTTTTATTTGTGAATGGACATATACCATCCTGTTTTTCCCATAGGTTTTTGAGATATTGACAATTTACATTATATTTTTGATTTTTTCTTTTAGAGCTTTTTCGTATGACTTTCATGTACCATCTAAAATTAGAATATTCATCTGTCTGTTTTGTATATTTTACATTCTTAAAATTGTCTTTAAAGTTTTTTAGATGCTCAATGTTATTCTTGTTTTTTCCAGAACAACTTAAATTACAATAAAATTCTGTTCTGCCATTTCTTAACTGTCTGTTTATTTCGTTTTTGGGCTTGGAAATAGTCTTTCCGCAAGTATTACAAATTAAATCTATTGTTTTCATGATGCTGCCTCCACTACTTTATACACAAAAATAGCAATGGAGGCGATAAGAATATGGTGGAGGCGGCGATCTTCGAAAATCGCGTCCAGAGTAATTTCAATATAAACATCTACATCCATATGCGATTATTTTTCACCAATCGCCAATGCTATCCGCACACTTAGCGGAGTCATGTGGACTACCACAATCTTATCCGATTGCTTTGACGGATCGACGCAGTTGACTTATCAACGTCAGCATGATTGGGCAATACGGTTCATGCCACCGCACTCTTGCCTAACTAGGTCAGGCAGCGAGAGCGAAACGAGTTTCGCCAACTAACATTTTAATCGACTTTTATACTGGCCGGTCGATCAACCAGTGGATGCCATCTATATTTACGTTTACCTGTCGATACCTTTCGCCCCCTTATTTTAGTAACAATAATAAACTATTTGGACCCTTGTATCCCTCTAGTCTACCCTTTTCTTTTCCACCCTCAAACACTACAAAGGTTGGGATGCTCTTTATATTGTAGCCTCTCACTATCTCTTTGTCAACATCAAAATTTACATCTACGATAGAATAATTTTTAATTGTTTCAGATAACTTCTTGTGATTTTCCATATCATTTTTAGCAACTTGACAGTACTTACACCAATTAGCAGAAAAAATTATTAATGTTTTTTCTTTAGGGTGGTCAGCGGCAAATACAGTTGCTATGGATATTAAAGTCGATAAAAGTAGTACACTTGATAATGAATTTCTCATGCTAAAACCTCCAATTGGCTATTAATATATTCTACCTTGAATATATATACACTTTTAGTCTACTCTATATCGTACCATTCTGGAAAAGTATCTAAATATAAATCTGCAAATGGTGCATTTATTCCATCATTGATACTTGATCCCAAGATTGGTGCTGAATCTTGTTCCATAAAGATCACTTATTTTCTCTCATACATATTAAAATAGTGAATACGGCACAAAGCGTATAAACTATTCCTAGTATGACCCAAGCGTAAAATTCATTCATAATATTTTTTTGAATTATATGTTAATGTTAATCTTCTTGAGAAAATATATAATTGTTCGTGCAAGTATAATACCAAGACTAACCTCAAATATTTTGAAAAGACTTAGATATAACATTATATTCAACTTTGTGTTCGTGATTATATTTTGGCTTTTTATAGCCCATGAATACTTGGCTAGTAATAACCCCCATACCAACTATGAGGGTTACTACTATACCTACGATAAATATTGTAAAGTCGCTCATTTGAATAAATTCCCTAAAGAAAGAATACTTGGAACCCACAATCCTACGAATAGTGCCTGTTGCTTGTTGAGGTCACCATCTCCTGCAAACCATAGCGTAACACTAAAAACAAAACTAGCAAATGCGGCCACAAGAAAATAATTTCGACTGTTCATAATATTCCTTTTCTCTTAAAATTGAAACTCTTTTAGTATATCTAGTATTCGTCGGGCTAACGCAGCACCGCCGACAATTCTTCCATCAGTATAATCCTCACCATAGCCAGCATTACATTCATGCTTTTTCTGGCGGTCTATTTTATCATTACAAAGTTTAATAACTTCAAGTATTTTATCTTTTTGATTTTGATTCATTGTTATGTTACCAATGATGTATAATATTTGCTACTATGAATGAACAGGTAACAAAATTTACTAAAATAATACAGAGTTTAATAGTAAATGCCGCCCATGCTTCATATTGAGTTAATATTGGAATGTCTGGTGCGTCATAATCGTTCTTACCAACTCTATGATCTATTGCTCTGGCTAAAATTAGTAGTTTTCTATTCATTGGCGTGACAACCTTGATTATACCCCTCATCATATGCTGCTTTTAACCAGCCTTTAATTTGCAACCAGTTATCCACAGGGTCTTTAGGGCGTTTTACAAGATCATCATATATTCTTTCCATTCGTAAAGAAAATGACTCAATTTCGTTTAACCATTCATCAAAAGTCATTAT